TTGATTCTCGTAACTCTTCTAGTTCATTTTTGGCATTCTTTAAATCACCACTTTGACCAGATAGTGAATTAATCTCTTTCTGTATATTATCAACTTCTTTTTGAAAAACATTAATCTTCTCATTATTTGATAAAATCGATTGTTGTTTGCTTTTTAATTCATTTAGTCTTTCTCTTACTTCGCTGTAGGATTGACTTAATTCTTTTAATTTTTTATCAAGTTTTGTTTTGCCTTCTTGAATACCCTTTGCCTTATCTTTAATCTCTTCAAGCTTTTCCGATTTCTTTTCTTGTGTTATTGTTTGATCACAGGTAGGACATTCATCATTATCCTCATAAAACTTGGATTGCTTTACGAGGTCTTTTATATTGGAATCAAACTGTAGGTCATATGATTCTAGTTTATTTGATTCACTGAGTATCTTATCATGACGTGCCTCTGTTTCTTTCGTTAGTGTCGACAAACCTTCACCCAAGGTTTTTGATTCTTCAAAGATTTGATTAATGCGTTTCTTATGCTCACGTATTGTTTTACGTTTACCACCAATTTGATCTTCATTTAACGATTCAAGGTTCTTAATATACTTGGCTTGTGATTGAATCTTAGTTGTAACCAATTCAACTTGATGAGATAAATCATTAATCTCTTCTCGTATTTTACCATTGCGTTCTTTTAATAAACCATTCATCTTGCTGAATATATTAATATCCAATAAGTCTTCAATTACTTCTCTACGTGAATGTGCAGGTAATTGCATAAAGGGAATAAAAGAGCTTGACCCTAATACAACAACTTGGTGAAATGATTTATGATTAAGTTTAAGAATGTTTTGTTCTAAAAACTTTTGGTAATCTCTTGCACTTGATGATTGGTTAATCATATTACCATTCTGATAAATTTCAAACTTACCTGGTTTTATACCACGATATATTCTAAATTCAGATGCACCAATTTTAAACTCTACCTCAACCACACATTGTTTCTTATTAATAGAATTAATCATTTGATCTTTCTTTATATCACGATGGGGTTTACCAAAGAGACCAAAGGATAATGCATCAAGTAAAGTTGATTTACCTGCACCATTTTGACCTACGATTAATGTTGTTGGACTTCTATCAAATTGTATTTCTGTAAACTCATTGCCAGTAGAGAGAAAGTTTTTCCATCTACATGCTTTAAAATGTATCATACGACCTCAAGGTTTTGTGCTTCGGTATATAATTCCCTTAGCTTCATTTTAATATGATCTTTATCTAGATCAGTTTCAACTGCATCAACATATGTATCGAGTAGATCCTTCGTATCTTCTAAGGAAACCTTATCATCATCGACACTTTCACCAATAAACTCTTCGAAGTTCTCGGCAATCTTTAATTCATATGTCTCGACATTTTGTAATCTATCTATAAACTTATCAAACTGATATAGGTCTGTCTTATTGACAACCAATACTTTAATAAACTTATGACGAAATTGCTCTACATCTAGGGTATTATAATCTATTTTCTCATCATTGTACACTATTTTTTGAAACATTGTAATAGGATTACGCACGGGGGTGAGCTCTCTTGTTTCAGTGTCAAGTATATGAAAGTATTTAGGATCATCAACATCACTCCAAGTAAACTCCATTTGAGAACCAAGATAGTGAACATTGCCTTTACTTGATTTCGTATGGAAGTGACCCGACATTACAGTTTCAAATCTTTTAAATAGATCCGCTGTCATACCATGTGGATTAGGCATGCCTTTGTACATGTCAAATCCTAATAACTCTAAATGGGCGCCTAGCATGGGAGCTTTACAGTTGGCGATAAAGTCGGTGTACTCTTTATAATTAGCGTTATTAATCCATGGTACAACAGCTACACCTAAACCGTCATAATCCAACACAGTTGGTTTCATAATGATATTAACATTGGAAGTAAAATATCCGAGCAACTCTTTGAGAGAACACAGCTCATTAGTATTTTTATAAAACACATCATGATTACCAGGTATAATATCCATAGTAATATCATTATCCCGAAGAGGTTCCAAGAAAACTTTACGATTTTGATTAAGTGCTTTAAAATTGACAAACTTTCTATGCTCATAATAATCACCAAGATGCAATATGTTTTTAATGTTATGCTCTTTCAAATAAGGAAAAAATATTTCAGAATAGAAACGTTCTTGATAGTTTAAGAATATATCAGATGAGTTACGTACACCACAATGTGTATCGTTTAAAATAGCTATTTTCATATTATACCATAAATAATTCGAGTTTCTTTGCTTCGGCTTTTTCTTCTTTAGCAAACTTCTTAATCGCTTCGTCCTTGACTTTAATTGTATCAATGCGACCTTTTAGTGTATCAACATAAGCTTGAGCATCTCCTGCTGCCTGTTGATCCATACCCATATCCATAAACTCTTCGATACCCATACGTTCAATAAATCGATGCTTTATATCCTGTTGCTTCTTTTCTTTAGTGATACGTCGAATGAATGCAAAGAAACAAATCTGAGTAAAGTATGAGAATGCATTAGGGTTACCAGTACGAGTAGCAGTTTCAATCTTATAGTTACGAATAGCTCTTAAACAGTTTTCAACTGCATCCATTACCATCTCATCACGATAAGTGTACCGAACAAAGTTCGGTCTGTGGGACAGTCCTTCGGATATTTTCATAAAGCATGTTGCAATATAATCTGTTACCTTTGGTGGTACTTGATCTTTTTCAATTGCTTCGTTAACTGACTTGACGTAATCAACAACGGCATAAGAGAATTGTTTATTATTAACGTAATGCGGCTTTTCTTTTGGTTTGAGTTTTTTTGTTGTCATATAGGTTTCCTCCATAATAACGTCTATTATAACATATTTGGATATAAATGTACACCGAAAATTAATTAAAATACCGGTGTACAAATGAGTGAAAGTATGTTATAATAATAAAGCTTACCACGGCAGACAGAGGTATACTAGATTAGTGGATTGAATCAGGTTGGTTTGGGATTAAATTAGGCATATCATTATCTTCAGAATCTTCAGATGGACTTAAATCTTTATCTAAAGACACCGCAAATTTAATATATGTTTCTTTAATTTGATTGGCAACATCAGCGTGTGCAACTACCATCGATTTATCGATGGTGAATGTATTACTTAAAGAGAGATCAAACCAAGGCACAAGTTGATATGCATCTGCCTTGTGTTTATTTACTTCTACTCTAAACGGTCGATCTACTACAAAATTAGTTTCGTTATTACTCGCAACTAGACAAATAATCTCGTCGCCATTCATAAGTTTAAATTGACGTATAGCTAAATCTCTTACTACTTCTTCTATTTCGCTCATATCTTTATCTCGTATACTTTGTATTTAAACTTCTCTTTATTATATATCTTTATTCTTTCAGCTGCATGATTCAATGTATAATTCTTTGTACTTTTCCAATGTAGGTCATCTGCAATATCATATACCTTTGTAGCCTTACCATCAACTGACTTACGCAATCCTCTACCAATCGATTGAAGTACTCTTATTTGAGATTTCGATGGTGAAGCAAAGATTATGTTGTTTAACCTTTTTATATTTATACCAGTTGAGAATGTACCTACAGATGCTACGATGATTGCATCAGACTCTCCTTCAGTAATAGCCCTTATCTCCTCGCGATCGTCGACTCCAGTTTCTCCTGATACATAAAAGAGTTTACGATTAGTTCGTTCCATATCTTCAAGTTTTTTTCTAAGCATATCGTGCAATGGCTTACCGTGTTTATCAACATACTGAAATAATATAAGTGTATTGCCATCTTGATCTAATGCTAAGTTTGATATAAAGTTATTACGTGGCTCATGTCGTACAATAAAATCTAACTCTTGTTGATACTTAGCTTTTGATATTTCTTTACAATATTCATCAGCATACTTTAATAATAATACAGATACGTTTAAATCAGCCAAGTCCTTCGAATCAATCAGTGCTTTTGTAGTCGTTACTTTATGTACTGGCCCGAACAAACCTTCTAATACCAATTGATGTGTTTGTGTACCATCTAAAGTACCTGTTGTACCTATTCTGTATTTAGCATTATGACACTTTTCAAGTATAGCTGTTAATGATTTCGCTTTAAAGTTATGAGCCTCATCACCCACAACCATACCGAAGTCTTCAAACCATGGCCCACGTTCTTTATAAATTGATTGCCAAGTTGTAATTATAACACGATTCTTTATATTATATTTTTCTTTACCTGAATATATTCGATGACAATTCTCATCAACGCTCCACTCATCATATTGACTATAATCACCAAAGTCAGAATACATCTGCTCAACAAGCGAAGTTGTAGGCACAACCAATAATACGTTACCCTCAGTATATGTACTTAAATAATAACGTATTGCCATGTATATGATTAACGACTTACCAGAAGCTGTTGGAGAGAGTAGTAAAGATTGTTGATTTGATAATGCATGTTGTAACGCATCTTGTTGATATTGTCGTGCCTCTATTTTATTCCCACCTGCGGTCAAATGCAACTCATTTAATAACGAAGGTACATCTATATCTTGAACAGTATCGGGTCGACCATAATAATCATTATTCTCTACTACAATTTCATAATCCCGAGATGCTGCAAATTCATACATATACTTAAACAGTCCAGTATATAATTGCTTTTTACGAAGATCAAACAATCGTATCTTTCCGTCCCACATACGATTGCGATATGCAGGCATAAACTTATAACCTGGCACATAGAAACAAAAATGATCTGACAATTCTTGTTCTATACCAGGATCAGTCTGTATATAAAGAAATACGTGATTGAGTTTCGTAACTGTAATTCTATCCATTCTTACTCATATAATCATCAATTGCTGCCTTAATCGCATCTTCTGCCAATACAGAACAATGTATCTTAACGGGTGGTAAAGCAAGTT